ATTTTCATCAACTAATTAGTGAATCTATTAGCCAGTATAACGGCGTAGCAGATCAACACGTTACACATACTGGTTATTACGATGCTAAGGGTAAACCTGTAATTGATAAAAAAACAGGTGAACATAAAGTACCGTTTGATCCGGAATGGATATTATTTGAAAAATGTATCCGTGGCGATACTAGTGATAATGTGTTTTCAGCATATCCGGGTGCAAGAACTAAAGGTACTTCAAAGAAAATAGGATTAACTGAAGCATTTGAGGATCGCAACACAAAAGGATATGCATGGAATAACTTCTTATTACAAAAATGGACTGATCATAATGGTCAAGAACATCGAGTTTTAGATGATTACGAACGAAATCGCGTATTAATCGACTTAACTAAACAGCCAGAAGACATACGTACAATTATCAACGAAACTATTAGTAATAATTCTAAGCCAAAGTGTATTACACAAGTTGGTTCACGAATGATTAAATTTTGCCAGTCATATGATATGAAAAGAATGATTGATAATATTCAAACATTTGCAGAACCTTTTCAAGCAAACTATCCAACAACATAACTATGAAAAAGATTACATTACAAAAAGAAGAACTAATCGAAATACTAGCAGTATTAGACAAATTCCCAGAAGTAGAAAAGATTGATATATCGTATGATAACAATAGTGGTATTGGTTACTTACTTAACATATCGTTTCCGTATGTAGTAAATGGGGTTGCTACTACTCAAACTGTTGAAATTACCGGTGTAGATCAATGGTAGAAATTGAATTACACGCTAAACCTATAATAGATGGCAAATTTTGGATCGTAGAACAAGACGGTTTAAAGGTTGCTACTTTGCACAAGAAAGAAAACAACAAATACGTGTTAAGTAACACAGACGGTGAAATACTTTTTAATAAAAAAGAAGAAATAACCAATCAATTTGGATCTAATTTCTTTTTAAACAAACATAATATAAAAGTATCAGCAGTAGACACAAATGAATGTTACGGGTATCCAACAAGTTGTAAACCGTATAATGCGGTATATGACGTTAGACGCAAGTTACCGCTATTTACTAAAAGTGATCAAAGTAAAAGTTTATATTGCGCCGGATACTATACAATTAAGTTTGAAAAAGGTTGGGTTAAGAGTTTCTGTCCTAAGGTAATTACTATTGAAAGAAATGAACATAAAGGCCCGTTTAAAACAGAATTTGAAATGAAACAGGTATTATCAAATGCAAAAACAGATTAACACATCTCCTATTACCCAGTTTGCTCAATTGTTACGTGCAACTGAGCTTTCTCAGCAAAAAGAAGTTAAAATCCCAATTCATCAAGCTAGATTACTTAACTTAGCGTTAACTGAAATGTTAGATCAACTACATCAAGACTATACACTGTTGCTTGAGACATTACAACAGAAAGACAATGCTGAAGTTATTACTGTGCAATTTGACGGTGGAAGTTTTAGCGACAAAGAATAACGATAAATACACGTAGTTAATAGGGGGACTATATGTCACGACCAAAACCGCGTGTATTATTAGAACATCTTGATCCAAACACTCTTCAATTAGATCAAATTTTAGAAGCAGACGCTATATGGGCAGTTGTTTATAAGGATGAGCCGTTTAATTTAAAAACAAGTTTAAACCAAAATGACTCTAAATATAAAAAATCGTCCTTTTCAAATCCAGGACATGCGCACAGTTTAGCAGCTAAGTTAAATAGTATGTTTAACTGCAGCGATTTCACTGTTGTAAAGCTAACTAAAGGGGTTACAGTGCGATGATTCCAAGAGATACACTAACACGTATATTTTTAGACCAATGGGGTAAATGTTCTGATGACACTAACGTGAAGTTATATTCACGTAAATGGTGGCAATCATCACGAGTAGGAAAACAAACAGCTTATAGATTAAGCGATGATGGCTTTGAGTTCTTAACTAACGCATTAGAACTCAAATCATACGAAATCCCATTTACAGATACAATTGAGATAAGTCCGCAGACTATTGTGTTCTTAGAACGGTATTTAGATTGTCCTTATTACTTAACATATAAAAGTATAACAGTGTTCTCAGAACGCAAATGCGTTGAACTATATTTCTTTTCAGATGACATACGACGATTTGGATTAGCAAAAGCAATGAAAGAACGAACTTCTTAATTAAAAATAAGTATTGACGTTTGCTAAAAATACTGTATAATATGCTACATAGTTTGTTAGCAACACAACATATTAACACTGCTACAAGTTATTTAATTTACTTTTTCTTTTTTACTAACCTATGAGGTAATAATTTATGAGCAACAACATCGCATCACGTACAGTCGGCCCAAAAGGCGCTAAAAAATCTTTACGCAAAGCGTTTAGCAGTAAACGTCCATTGTTTATTTGGGGACCTCCAGGAATTGGTAAATCAGACATTATTAAACAACTTGGTACTGAGTTAAATGCTCATGTTACTGACGTGCGTTTAAGTTTATGGGAGCCAACAGACATTAAAGGTATTCCATACTTTGATTCAGTAGACCAAACAATGGTATGGGCTCCACCATCAGAGCTGCCTAGCAAATCATTTGCTGAAAAACACAAAATGATTATTTTGTTCTTAGATGAGATGAATTCTGCTGCACCAAGTGTACAGGCTGCTGCTTATCAACTTATTTTAAATCGTCGCGTAGGACAATACGAATTACCAGACAACGTTGTTATTGTTGCTGCTGGTAACAGAGAAACAGACAAAGGTGTTACTTATCGCATGCCAGCTCCATTAGCCAACAGATTTATCCACTTAGAAATGGCTGTTGAATGGGATGACTACTTTGAATGGGCTACAGACAACAATGTACATCCAGATGTTGTTGGTTACTTAACTGCTTGCAAAAGTGATTTATACACCTTTGATTCAAAATCAGCAGATAGAGCATTTGCTACACCACGTTCATGGAGCTTTGTTAGCGAGTTGTTAACAGATGGCGACACTGACTCAGATACATTAGCTGACTTAGTTGCTGGTTCAATTGGCGAGGGTCTTGCTATTAAATTTATGGCACACAGACAGTTTTCAAGTAAACTTCCTGATCCACGCGCTGTACTTGACGGTAAAATTACACATTGCGAAACTAAAGAGATTTCAGCAATGTATTCACTAACTGTTAGTATGTGCTACGAGTTGAAAGAACTTTTCAACAAAAAATCTCCTAACAAAAACACAGCAATGAACAATTACTTTTTGTTTATGATGAACAACTTTGAAACTGAAATTGCAATTATGGGTACTAAACTTGCGTTATGCTCATACAAATTGCAAATTGATCCAGACGACATTGCGTGCTTTGATGATTTCCACAGCAAGTACGGCAAATACATTACTGCTGCAAGCGGTCAGTAATACCAAAACAGTTGACACCGCCGCAAGGCGGTGTTATACTTTGTACTTTATAATTATGCAGGAGTAATTCATGGCTTTAGATTCAATTGTTGATAAAATTATCGTAGCTCGCGTAGGCTTACTATTACGCCATCCTTTCTTTGGTACTATGGCAACACGTTTAAAAATTGTAGACGGATCCGACTGGTGTCCAACTGCAGCAACTGACGGTCGTCATATCTTTTATAATCGTGAGTTTTTTGAACCGTTAACTGTAAAACAAATTGAATTTGTTATTGGTCATGAAATTCTACACAACGTTTTTGATCACATGTCACGTCGTGATGGTCGCAATCCTAAAATCTTTAATATTGCATGTGACTATAATGTAAATGGTCAGTTAATTCGTGATAAGATCGGTGAAGTTCCGCCTGTTATTAAAATCTTCCACGACACTAACTATTACGGTATGGGTTCTGAAGAAATTTATGATAAGTTACTAGAAGATCACGATGAAGAGTCACTTTCTAAAATCGGTGAAATGCTCGACGAACACATTGACTGGGAAAGTGCAGGCCCAAACGGTCGTCCAACATACAGTAAAGAAGAATTGAAAAAGATTCGTGATGAGATTCGTGAAGCCACTATGACTGCAGCACAAGCAGCTGGTGCAGGTAATACTCCGGCAAGTATTGCGCGGTTGATTAGAGATCTTACTGAATCTAAAATGAACTGGCGTGAGATTTTACGTCAGCAAATTCAAAGTACTATTAAAAATGACTTTTCGTTTATGCGTCCTAACAGAAAAGGTTGGCACATGAATGCTATTTTGCCAGGTACTAACTATGACGAAACAATTGATATCTGTGTTGCAATCGATATGTCAGGTTCAATTGGCGATGATCAAGCTAGAGATTTCTTAAGTGAGATTAAAGGCATCATGCAAGAGTATCAAGACTTTAGTATTAAGTTATGGTGCTTTGATACACAAGTATACAACGAAGCATCATTTACCGGTTATACTATTTCTGAATTTGATGAATATCAACCAAAAGGTGGCGGTGGTACTGACTTTGATGTTAACTGGGAATATATGAAGGAAAATGACATTGTTCCTAAAAAGTTCATTATGTTTACTGACGGGTATCCGTTTGGCAGTTGGGGCGACGAAACGTACACAGATACTTTATTTATTATACACGGTAATGATTCAATTGTTCCACCATGGGGCGAATATTCATACTATGAGTTTTCAAAAGAAAAGGCATAAATGGCACTAAAAAATGGAAAACCTAATCCATTAGATTATTTTAAAATGCGGAGAGTAGATTTTGCTTGTCCGCATTTTGAATACTTTACTATTAATAAATCAAGAACGGATTTACTCGAATTTATTAATGAATGGATTACTAAAAACTTAAATAGCAGATACTACATTGGAAAAGGAATTTCATTAGATAGTAATAACGCTATTGTTTACAACATTACAATTGGGTTTGAATCAGAAAAAGAACTTAGCTTTTTCACAATTGCATGCCCGTACATACATTCAAGATAATTAAGTATATTAGACTTACAAAGGAAACATTATGACAGAAAATACACAAGCAGTACCAGAAACTGCAGCAGAACCAACTCAAGAACAATCAGGTACAGATCTTACAATTAATGATCTAAACGCATTAAAAACTATTATTGACATTGCAAGTTCGCGTGGTGCATTTAAACCAAATGAAATGGTTGCTGTTGGTCAAACATACACCAAGTTAGATTCTTTTTTAGCAGCAATTGCCGAACAAGCTAAAGCAGGAGCTCAATAATGGCTGAACTTAAACACGTCGGTCGAGTTATTGGATCAGGCAAAAAATGCATTGTAGCATATCGTACATTGCCAGGCGACGCATACAACTGCTTAGTTGTACCTACTGAAAACTTACCCGATAGTTATCACGATGCGTTAATTAACTTAGTTGAGAGTAATGCAGGACAAAGTTCATACGAATTTGCAGAAGCTATGGCGCGTACTAATTTTCCAGATGGATACATTATGTTAACTGCGTTACATACTCAAAATAGACTAGTTAAAGTTTCGACTGATCAAGTTGAAATGCTACCAACTACATCACAGTCAATTAAATTGTCTGAATTAAATCAAATTATTGCAGAACAACGCGGTACTACAGTTGATGAGCTTTCATTAAAATCAGCAGTAAAAGAAGAACCGTTTAAAGAAAAAGAAACTGCAAAAACTGAAGATCCAAAAGCGGCACTTGTTGAACTATTGACTCCCGAGCAAAAAGCTAAACACTATCGTTCAGAAGCAGATCGCCTTTCAAAAGAAGCTGCATCTTTACGTAGACAAGCTGAAGAATTAGTACCAACTGCTAAAAAAGTTAAATCTGAAACTGTAGCAGAAGAAGTAGTAACTACAACTACCGCAAAAAAGGAAAAAGTTGTTAAAACAGACGAAACCGCTTCCTAAAGAAGTAGTTGCACACTGGCCAGAAGTATTTGAAGAGGTATCACTTAATGTGTTACCTCTTCTTTATTTGCATTCAGTAGTTATTAATTTTAAAGATAATAAGTCTTGGGAAATAAAATTAACAACTAAAATAAAAAAAGATGGATGG